CCCCAAAGTAGTGCAACGCTACCGGGACAGCGGCGGCAAAACCAACATGCCCCCGCCCGAACCAAGCCAGGCCAACGCTTTCCGCGCCTTACCTAAGTCGGATTTCGACAACGACCCCGCTTCTATTCGCAAACCCGCTTTCTGACCCTACAACCCCCACCTACTACACTCCCAAACATAAAAGCTGATATGAAAAAGCACCTCAAGCCCGGAGATAAGATAACCCGCATTGACCTAGAGGCCGATACGGCTACTATTCAGACGGTGGAATACGCTGACAAGAAAACCAGCCACGCCATGCTTAGCAACAAAGAGCTAGTGGATTACGAGGCTTATGACGATGGCGACATCATTGTGACCAACAATAAAAACACGGTTGTCTACTCGCTTATCCCCAAAGAAGCCGACCCAACAAAGGCTTTAGAGCGCGACTATCTCTGGAATCGAACTATGGCGCATTTAGAAGAACTCACGGATATAACCGAGGGCACAGATTGGCTGGAAGATGGCCGAATGGATGAGTTTAAAACCTTTTCGGATGCGCTTCACGCGCTGGTCGCCAAGCACGGCCCGACACTTTTTGCGATGCCATGACCCCTACCTGTCCCACCTGCCACCACCTACAAGCCCAAGTAGTAGAACTCCAAGCCCAAACGGTGGAACTCCAACGGCAAGTCCGGTATCAAAATCTCCTAGCAGCCGCGATTCGCAATTCAAAACCAACCCCAACAAGTATGAGCACTACTCAAATGGTAGCCGCCCGCTACTACGAATTCGAAGGCGGTATGCTGATTATCGAATTATCAGAAGCCCGTCACCACACCACGGAATCCATTATTGAAGATTACGGGGCTGGCAAGGGGAGACTACTAGATGTGCGCGACGGCGAAATATCAGCCGCGCAACTAGCTGTCCTGCCTGACTTCCGAGACGACTGCTAACCCTTTTCTCCTTTTCCTCCCTACTACTCCCTTCCTCCAAGATGAACTACCAAGCCCGCGCCCTTGCTGATGCCCTGCGTACCACCCGTGGCCCTCGTTCACTGCGAGAGATAGCCCCTGAAATACCCGGCGTGTCGGTATCTACGCTTTCCCGATTGGAGCGAGAGGCCATGCCCGACGTGCAAACCCTGCTGCACGTCTGCGAGTGGCTGGGCAGGCCGGTAACAGATTTTATCAAGCGCACCCCTTCAGAGTTGCCCGCTGAACTGGCAGAGGCGATTGAGAAAACCCGCCTGATGGCGCAGGCACTTTACTACGAGGCAGGAGAGAAAACCCAGCAAGCCAAGAAGCTGGAAGGTCGGATTACGATTGCCTTGCGCATGTTCGAAACCGGCAAACCAACATACGCGCTGGATTATTTGGGTCAAGGCCCGCGCAAATAATCACTTCTAACCCTCCCCACCATGAATAACCCCCTCACCTCTCTAGGCTTAGGCCCCCTTGCTCCCCAACCCACCGCCGTAGCCGTGCCAGTCACCACCGCCCTACGCACCAAGCCCGCGGGCTACCTGCATGTCTACCGGCCCCGCCCGTCGGATAGCCTGGATCCCGAAAAACGCCAGCGGGCCGGTAGTTTAATCGAGGGCATGGCCGCCGCCGCCTTCACGCTCGACTACACGGTTCGGCAAATCTCCTACCTGGGAGTTGCCAAGAAAGAAGCCAAACGCCAGATCGGGGTCACGCTGGCGCATGTGGAAAAGCTGACCAAAGCCCTGATGACGGATTTTCAGGCGCATGACGTCGACTACTTCAATACGATCAGCGGCGACCTGCAAAAGTGCATTGAATACTTCTGCGCCTTGGATGAAGGCCAGAAAGAAGCCGCCTTACGCCACATGCAGGGTATGAAGCAGGCCAATCTGGCCTATCTGCCCCCGCTCACCCCTTACACCGAATCCTAGCCCCCTCTCCCCCAATGGAAGACACCTCGCCCCGCTATAAGCAACCCTACTTACCATGATACGACTAGCTCCTATCTGCATCGCTTTAGGAGAACAAACCCTGCTTTGTCGGCAAGTTCTAACGCAGCACCCCTACGCGCATGGCGACGCAATATGCACTTGGGGGGCACCCTGGGGTATAGCGCACGAATACACGAGAGGCAACTACACCGCCTTCTTGGCTTACGTGGGCAGTCAGGATGAGGCCTTGTTGCTAGGGTATGCCTTGTACGAAGCTGGGGTTCGGCTAATGGAGCCAAAGGATTTGCGCTTTGGACACGATCTATCCTTGACAACCGAAATAGAAGAGCTGGGCAAACAGCTCTTCCCTGAAACTGCCGCCAGAAGCGACAGTGTGCAATAGGCAAAGAGGCCAGTAGCCTTGTTGCTGGCCTCTTTTATCTCCTTATCCCATCAATTCCATTACTGCTCATCTCTTATGGAAGATAACCCCAAAGAAGCCCAAGCCGACATAGTTCCGGCATCGGCAAGGTACTGGTACAATGCCAGCCTGAATGCTGAGAAGTTAGAGGACCGCGAGTTCTGCGCCCGAGAAGCCTATAAGCACATTGTTGGCGAATTAGCAGCCACACACGCACTTTTGGCCACCGCAGAGGCGGAAGCAGCAGGGCTACGGGAGAAGCTTAACTTGTTTCTACCCCAACTCGTGCAAAAGCCGTTCGTGCCATCCGATGAGATGCAGCGCCCGGATTTCGTTCAGGGCGTCAATGTGGCAATCGATATGCATAACGCAATTATTCGGTCTACAATCAATCTGCTAGGCTTGGAGATCGTCGCTCCGTCGGATTGCCCCGGTTGCCTCACCCCCTGTACTGGGAGAAAGGAGGGCGAAGACAATGGCTAGTATCATCATGGTCAAACCCGTCAAGCCGATGGAAGACGAGGCCCGTTGGAAGTGCGAGGTGTGCGGCAAAGAACTGGCCTACTCCCAGCCCGCCAGCTTTGAAATGGTGTTGGAGTTGGTGAAGGTGTTTGGCGACTACCACAACGCCAACTGCAAAGGGTTTGCTGCAAGGGAAGGAGGAGGTAATGGATGAAACCCTTTACCTGCAAGCCAAGCAAAACCGGGAAAGACGCGACTCGCTGCAACGAACAGTGGAGGAAGTCAAGGGTGTGATGAATCGTGTGGGCGGCAATGGCACGCAGAACCCGATGCTGTTTGTGCAGCGCGGCGGCAAGGACGGCCCCTCTGGGGAGTTGCCCGCCGGGATAGTATGGATGGCCCTGCAAGCCTGGTGTGATAAAACCCGGGTAACCATCCTCGAACTCGACACGCAATTCAATCAGCTATGACAAGCGCCCGATGGAGTGCAGCCGACTTAGCCCGTAAAAACACTTCCAGCATACCACCACGCGCACCAAAGCCGGTTGCCCCTATGGTTTCCCCACCAACGAAAGAAGATGCGTCACAGGTCACGAATAAGCGTAGCAATGAAAAGCGCGCCGACGACCAACGCGAATCTATCCTACGACCCGCTTGTGCCGTGACTACGTGGCCGGGGTGTTCGGGAATGAGATTCGTTTCGCACGGCCTGTCATTAGAGCAAGCCCGTGGGTTGGTTCACGCGGCGGCGGCGTTGGGTATTCCAGTTCAATCTTAATCGAAAGCCATGAACTACGAGGCTGAATACCACCGGATTCTACAGGCCGCCGCCAAACAGGATGCCGAGATTATCAACCTGCTCGGGCCTGTATTGGGCTACCCAACCGGCCCTTCCCCAGATATCTGTTCCGTCTGCAAGGGCGGCCCCTGTCAGCAGCAAGAATGGTGTAGCAAGCAATGCCTTGCCTTTGATTGCACCGCCGAAGATTTAGCCGCCGAAGCCGCCCGTCGGCTAGCCAGTATTTGAAGAATTGACCGCAATAGAAGCAGTAGTAACCAACCTCAAACACCCAGAACGATGAACGCCACGATCAACCTCGACAAAAAAGAACTAGCAGAAGCCGTTCAGCTCTACCTACAGGAGAAAGGCTACACCCTCACCACCGCTGTCAAGTTCGACGTGGAAACCGAATATCCAGACCACGGGCAAGGGTCGCCCCATCCAGTATTTACCGGCGCCACCGTCGGGGTAAAGCCACTTGACACCCGGCCCTCTTCTTCCACTGCCTTCCTGCAAGGCCAAGGGGATTAACTGGCCTTAAAGCAGAACAGATATGAAGAAAATACCGATTAGCACCCTCCTGTGCTTGATTACTACCCTGCTGAATATTGGCCTGAGCTTGTGGCTGCACAACACCAGCGCCGCCGCCGGTTGGCTTTCCTTCCTTGTCGGCTGGTGTTATGTAGCCTGGTATGAGCACAAGAAGACCACTATACAAGCCTAACCACCTACTCCATGACCCCACCATCTAAACGCCCTACCTCCTTTCTTCCTACTTCCCCTGGTTCTCTACCCCGGCAACAGGTAGCTAGGATTGTGGAGGTGCCGGCTTTGCCACCCGCGCCACCCGCCCGGAAAAAATACCGGCCCCGCGAAGAAGCGGTATTAAGCGTCCGCCTGCCCAACCGGGTTACCCTGAGCCGGGCTTTGTTTCAAGCCATTGACCGCCACTTGAAAGAGCGGGAATTACGCAAGCCCAAAGAAGAGCGGGCGCGCGTCGGCTTCGGCCCGGGCTCTATTAGCACGGCAGTGGAAATCGTGCCGCCCGGCCGTCGCGGGGGAACATGGTATTTGGATACACGCGCCACCGCCGGCCGACGGCTGCCCAAATCCGCCACGGCCCGCGCGCAATTCGTAACCTCCCATGTGTTGACCCGGGGCCACTTCCTGCGCCCTACCATTCAAACCGTAGCCGCCGCTGGCCAGACCCGGAAAGGAGGATTCCACAGTTCCACCTCGATTGCCGGGCTCCATCACGAAATCCGCTCGGTGCTGCATTTTCAGTTGGGCGAAGAGGTAGAGCCCGGGTATTACGCCTTGCTTCCCTTGTAGTCGGCCTGTTCACTCAACCAAAGGATTCCAGCCAGCCCGCTGCTGGGGTGGGGAGCGGGTAGTTTTGGTTGTGGACAGGACGAAACAGGACGACCCAACGCACGCGCAACAGCCCCTTGCCTCTTGGCGACGGGCTTTCCTGGTTGCGTTGGCCAGCAATGGCAACATCACCAAAGCCGCCGCCGCTGCGGAAGTGGCTAGGTCGTGGGCCTACACCTGCCGGGCGGCTGATCCCAGCTTTGCCGAAGACTGGGACGAAGCCTTGGAGATAGCCGCCGATACCCTGGAAGACCGGGCGTGGCGCCGGGCTAACTTTGAAGACATCCAGTACAAGTTCACCAAGTCCGGCGACCCGATCCTGCATCCGGTTACAGGAGAGCCGTATTTCGAGCATGTTGGTAGTGATACGGTCTTAATCACCCTGCTCAAAGCCCACCGGCCCGATAAATACAAAGACCGCAAAGAAGTAACAGGGAAAGACGGGGCTCCTTTAGTGCCGCCCTCGGACTTATCCCGGCTTACGCGGGAAGATAAGCTGGCCTTACTCGCTATCCGTCGCAAACTCCAGCCGAAGGAGGGCGACGCGGAATGACGTTGCTGGAAGAAGAGATTCTGGAGGATATTCCAACGGAAGAAGAGCTGGTGGCTGATCTGTGTCGCGACCGCTTCTACTTCTTCTTTCTGGAGTTCTGGGAAACCATCGAGGCGACGGAACTGGTGCCCAACTGGCATATCGAGTTCATTTGCGACCAATTGCAGGAGGTGTACGAAACGTGGGCGCGGGGCGAAAGCCAGCCCGACGTACTGATCAACGTTCCCCCAGGCAGCAGCAAAAGCACCACCGTAACCCAGTTGTTCCCCGCGTGGTTGTGGGTGCGCAATGCCTCCATTCGCGTGATTAGCTCTTCTTACGCGGCCGATCTGAGCATTAGCCACGCGGTGAAAACAAGGGATTGTTTGAAGAGCGACAAGTTTCGGGCGGTATTTCCGGGCTTAATCGAGTTCAAACACGATCAGGACGGCAAGACCGCCTACAAAAACACCCAGAAAGGCGAGCGGTTCGTGACCTCTACCGGGGGTCGGGTGACGGGCATGCACGGCGATTTCATCCTGGTTGATGATCCCATTAACCCCGAAGAAGCGGAAAGCGAAACCACCCGCGTCCGGGCGAATCGGTTTGTTTCCAAGACCCTCTCCACCCGAAAGACCAACAAGAAGCGCACCGTCACCATTATGGTGATGCAGCGCCTGCACGAGCTAGATCCAGCCGGGGTGTGGCTGGCTAATAAGCCACGGCTGCGTCACATCTGTCTGCCCGCCGAAGCCAGTGATCGAATCCGCCCCGCTGAAGCCGCCCGCTACTACACTGATGGGCTACTAGACATCAACCGGCTTGATATCGAAGCCATCACCAAAGCCAAGCAGGACTTAGGAAGCTACGGGTACGCCGGCCAGTTTGCCCAGCGTCCCAGCCCCGAAGGCGGGGGTAAGTTTAAAAAGGCGTGGTTTGGCCGCATCAGCTGGCCGGATCTTTTGGTGTTGACCAAAGGACAAGCGGTAACGTGGGAGTTCGATGCCGATACCGCCTTTACCAAGAAGAAAGAAAACGACCCCACGGGGGTGATGGCGTCGGCGTTTGTGGGCAATGTGCTCTACATCCGGCAGTTCAGTTGGGTCCGGCTGGAGATGCCGCAACTCGTGCGCTATCTACCGGAATTCGTGCAGGCCCAAGGTTACACCCCTGAAAGCAAGCTCTACATCGAGCCCAAAGCCAACGGCCTGAGTACCGTGCAGACCATTCGGGAAGACACCAAGCTCAACGTCTTGGAAGCCCCTGCGCCCACCGAGGATAAAGTAACCCGCGCCAACAGCATTGCTCCTTTCTGCGAATCCTTGCGCGTGGTCTTAATCGACGGTAGCTGGTGCGAAACGTGGCTCGATGAAGTCAGCACCTTTCCCAACGCCGCCCACGACGAAAGCGTGGATATGCTCGTGCAGGCCGTGAAGCGTCACACCATCAGTACCACCCGCAAAACTCGCGAAGCCCAATCCCTCTAGCTATGCCCCTTCCTGATATCCTGAATGCCGCACTCCAGACGTTTGGGTTGGGCACTAGTGGTCTGACCAAGTACGACGATGCCTTCCTGCAAAAAGCCTTGGTTGGCATGGACTACCTGGGTCGCACCAACCCCAACTACCAGCTGGTGGGCAATGACGCAGCCTACTTAGACCCCGAACGGCAGAAGCTCCGGGAGCGCCTCGTCGGACAATTCGGGCGGGCCAACACGTTCTTTGCCGGCAAGGCCAGCGCCCTGCCGTGGACGTTGTGGACTAGGGGGGCCGATGGGAAACCGAAACAGGAACCGTTTGATACCCCGCTGCTCGACCTGCTCTGGCAGCCCAACCCCATGACGAGCTACGGGCGGTTTATGTGGCAGTTGAGCGTGTTGCACCACGCGGAAGGAACCGTGCCCATCTGGGCCAACCGCCTGGAGAGCGGCCCCCGCAAAGGCCAGCCGACTGAGTTGTGGATGCTGCCCCCTCCTGCTGTAAAAGAGATTGGCGGGGGGTATATGGAGCCCGTTACGGCGTACCGGTATACGCCTAATCCAACCAAGCCAAACGACTATATTGATTTAGACCCGTCGGAGCTGCTGTTTCTGAAAAACAACAGCCTGCCAGGAGAAAGAAGGGGCACCAGTACCGCCCAATCGGCCTACCGGGAAATCACCACTGACCGCAGTAGCTCCCACGCGCAAAATAGTTTATTGCAGCACGGCGGCCCACCCGGTATTATTTCGTTCCCGCCGGACAACCAGACCGCCATTACCTTATCAGCTCCGACGATCTCTGATATCCGCAACCGCTTCGACGCCCGCTACACTGGAGTGGAAAACCGGGGCAAGATTCCGATTGTGACCGAAAAGGTGGAGTTCGTCTCTACTGGGGCTACGGCAGTAGACTTGGCGATTCTGGACTTGCGTACGGCCAACTTCCGCGAAGTGTGCGGCTGGTTTGGCTTTTCGGCGGTCTTGTTGGGGGACATGGACGCCAGCACCGACAACAACTACCAGAACGCTCGGAAGGCCCTCTATACCGATGCCATCCTTCCTTACTGCCATAGTCAGGTAGCGGAGTTTTCCCGGTGGTTGTGCCCGTTGTTTGGGTACAAGCCGAAACAGGCGTGGCTGCAGGTGGACACCAGCGAAGTACAGGAGCTACAGCAGGACAAGAAGGCACTGGCCGAATGGCTGGCCACGGCGTGGTGGGTGAAAGGCAGTGAGAAGCGGGCCATGATGGGGTTGCAGGAAGACCCGGACATGGACAAGTACTTCATACCCGCTGGCTTGCGGCCGTCGGATGAGTTGCCCGAGCTACCAGAAGGATAGGATGAAAGCAAGTGCATCTAAGCCTGCGCCAGGTACTATGCCCGATAATTTCGATACTTTCTTAAATCTAAATTGCACTATGCCAGCTTTCCAGCCCACCGAATCCGACCTCAAGCGCCTCGGCTTCCGCACCAACAGCCCAGCCCAACCGTTCCCGACCCGCACGTACCACGCCTCATTGCCGAATGATAATTACCTCACCCTCTGTCCCCGTCCCGGTATGCAAACCGCCTGCGAGTTCACAGGAGCTGGTAAGATGGTCGCCCGGCATACCATCCGCTCCTTGTATGATCTACAGGAATCCGTAGAAGGAAGAGGCAAACGACAGGTAGTGTAGTGTCTAGGTGGGTGGGGTGGGGTCAGGTAGAAGCACGAACTTAATCAGCCGCTTGCCCTTGCCAATATCTACACCTTCAATCCGACCGTCTTTGAGCCGCCGGTACACCTCCACCGGACTTATATCTAAGAGCTTGGCATACTCTGCTAGAGCCTCAACTTCTTAATGATAAACTCGCTAGTGTTTACCTTTTCTGCCTCTGCTTTGGCTTCAAGGTTGGCAATCTGAGAGGGCGTGAGTGAGAGGCTGTAGGACTGCTTTTTGATTGCAGGGTCTTTCGGGCGTGGCCCGCGCTTCTTAGGTGTTTCACTCATTTTGTAAAGATAGCATACAGCGTATTGTTGGCAATAAATACTTAATATATTATTAAGATATTTGCGGTAAGTGGTTGATAGATTGTTATCTTTACATGACACTCTAACAGCGCATATATGAAGATGCCTAAGAATGCGATTGCCAAACGAAGCATATCCAACCTCTCGCTGTATAACGAAAAGGATTGCAACACTTCGCACGTCTATGTATTGTACTGCCCTGTGTTAAAGCGCATTCGATACGTCGGCTGCACAAATAGCGTCCCTTGGGCACGATACAATGGGCATATGGCTGACGCCCGCGCCTGCCACAGATACAACGCTAAAGCGGCTTGGATTTACTCGCTAATACAGCAGGGATTACGCCCTGTCATGCGCTTGGTGCATTCGGGTGAGGCCCACGCGGCTTTTGTGGTCGAAGAGGAGTTGATTGCCAGTATTTCAAAGCGTCGGCAGCTGTTCAACGTCCGTTGCGTCAAATAACATTTATAGCATGCACTTCACACTGAAACGCCCCTGCGCCGATTGCCCGTTTCGCACCGACTGTACCAAAGGATGGTTGGGCCGTAGCCGTGCTCGCCAAATCTCCCTGGCTATCACGGCCCAGCAACAGACGTTTGCCTGCCACAAAACCACGAAGCACGACGAAGAGGGCGAGGTGTACTCTGATTCAGATGCACAGCATTGTGCCGGGGCGTTGATTCTGTTGGAGAAACTGAACCAGCCCAACCAGCTCATGCGGATTGCGGAACGGCTTAGGGCTTACGACCGGACGAAGCTGGACATGGCAAGCCCTGTATTTGACACGACGGCGGCGTTCGTCAAGCACCACGCCTAGCCCCTCCCCTCTCTCCCAGATAGACACTCTCCCCTCTCCTAGTACCTGAGCCATGTATACCGAAATCTGCCAACTTATCCGCGCTGCCAAAGAAGGAGATACTGAAAAGGCAATGGCATACGCCAACCTGCTGGCCTGCAACCTTGCCAAAGCCGGACTACACACTGAATCTAACCGCGTATGGCGGGCCATTTATGACACGCCGATAGACCCAGCCAAAGCCGCTGTGTTGGACGGATTGCCGCAGCCGGCCGGCCCGTGCGTGAAAGCAATGTTTACCGGGCCTGGGACGGGGACACTGGAAATACCAAGCCCCTACTCAGGCGGCTTTACAGGCTCTACTTGCGGAGACTTGCAACAGCACGACTACTAAGCAATCGTTCTCCCTCTCTGACTCTTCCCCCTAGTACCTGAAAGCCCCAAATAGATGAAGTACTATATCGATACCGAGTTCATTGAGTGCGCCAAACAGCGGAAGGTGTTGGGCCTTAAGGTTGGCCCGCCGGTGCCGACTATCGACCTGATTAGTATTGCGCTGGTAGCGGAAGACGGGCGGGAGCTGTATCTGTTGAATGCCGATTGCGAGTTGCAGTACGCATGGGAAAACGAGTGGGTGCGCAAGAATGTGCTTGCCCCGATTTGGCGTCAGTATACCCCGCCTGCCTTGAAGGCGCTTAGTATTGACGATTTCAGTTTGCCGGTTATGCGTCGGCTGTTCAAGAAGCATGGGCACAGCAAAGGAATGCTAGCCTGGAACCTGCTAACCTTCGTGCACCACGAGGCTTATGAACACCACGTCGGCTCAATGGATAGCTTCTTTGAAGCCAAGTTCACTGACTCACACCAGTTTTACGGCTACTTCGCGGATTACGATTGGGTGGTGTTCTGCCAGCTGTTCGGGCGCATGGTGAATCTACCGGCGGGCTTCCCGATGTACTGCACGGATTTGAAGCAGGAAATGGTGCGGTTGAACGCGCCGGACACCATCAAGCCTAACAACGCTTTTGAACACAATGCCCTAGCCGACGCCCGATGGAACGAGCTGCTACACCAGCGTTTGCAGTCGCGTTACTCCACCGTTGCCTAGCTCACCCTCTCACTCCCCTTGCCCCATGCCCCAGAAACTAAATCGCACTCCGCCCGAAGCCTCGTCAATTTGGCAATACGAAACAAAGTGTAGGCGCTGCAACACCTTTCATCACTGGTATTTCAGCCAGCGGACTACTGTAGCGTGGGCTGATTTTGCAAACAGCGTGCAAGATTTTATTGGCACGCCCCGGCAGTATGATTGTGATGTCTGCAAAAGAGAGACCGTACAGGATGTGGTTTCTTACGATGCTTTCCCCGGTTAATTAACCCCCTTAGCCATGAAACTAAGCCCCCAACGAGAAGAACAGATACGCGAACTCCTGCAAGAAGCGCAGACGGAAAGCCCAGCCTCCCCGCTGACGCAGGCATTGGCGGCAGTGGTTGGTGAACTCGACCGCATCCGCCCCGACTGGCCACGCGTAGCCGACGGAGAATACATCTACGACCGCTACTACCATGTAGCCGGTACGACACCCAGTAGTCCTACTCCCGTCTGGTTAGGACGAGGCAAGTTCGATAGTGACTGGCAGAAATGGCTGGATGCCAACACCGGCAAGCCCTTTCCGATTGGGACTGAGATTACGCATTGGTTTCGTTCGCTCAGCCCGACGGAGATGATAGGCCAACCGAAAGCCGAGTAACCACATGATTAGCCTCTACACCTACCTGATTGTGTATCAGATGCCGGATATAGACGGAAAGCTGGTTGTGCAAACCATGAATGGTATTTGCTTTTCCCCAACCCCCGCCTTGGTAGAGGAGCGGGCTACTCTGTATGCCGCATCCAAGTTCGGCGGCGGTAAACTGATAAGCTCCAGTGTATGCAAGCAGGATATGCGCTCTCATTTGCGCAGCCTGCTCAATATGCTTTGGATTAATTACAGACCGCGACTAAGCAAGGGTAAACTATGACCGCCTCCTACCCAACCCCCGACACCCACCCCGACAAAGCCGGGCTCGCCTTGCCCGTCCTGTTGAACGGCGTGAAGATTGGCACCCTCCACTGTTTCCGCCCCGATTGGCGGCGGCCAGAACTCGCGTGGTACGGCATGAACGCCGCCCGTACTGCGTCGGGACAAGCCCACGGCACCCGGCAGGAAGCGGCGGCTGATGTTGTAGACTGGCACGAAGGACGACAGCCCCACTACACCAAGTACGCCATTGTGCCTAGGCCGCGTCCGTGGTACCGTCGGGGGTGGGAGGCGTTGCTAGGTCGGCGGCATTACAGTGAAGAGGAACTACAGGCGAAATAGACTCACCGGACGCAACGAAAGGAACCTATGAACATTGAAACCGCCCGCAAGGCAACTTACCTGCAAGACCGAATCAAGCAAACCACGAACAAGTTGAGTGAACTTGACCGCCTCAAGTCAGACAGCCTTGATCACATAGAAATAAGTGGAATGAACGGCGGGTTCGGCCGCGCTCGTTTTGAGGTAGGGCACGGGCTTCTGTCTAAGCAAATAGCGACTACGGTTCACACGCTGCTTCGGACTATGTTGGCTTTTGATTTAGAGCAAGCCCAGAAGGACTTGGAGGCTCTGTAAAATCACCCACCCCGAAACCATGCAACCAATTCCTGAATGCTTTGACAACCGGCGGCACCTGCAAGCGTGGGCTTCCGGCCGGATCACGGCTCGATTGCCTTGCTTAGCTATGGTAAGGAGTTGTGGTTGACCCGCGCTTTTGTTGCTGAACAAGTAGCCCTTGAAATGCAAGTCAATGCCTGACACCCCCGAAGCCCGCCGCCACGACGCCCACCTGGCTCGATTCGCCCCCAAAATGGCAAGCGCCCTGATCCGCTCCTGTGAAGCCGCCGCCTCTGCCGTGGAGCAAGGGGCTGACCCTGCGCTGGCTGCGGCGTACGTGACCTCTACGGCGGTAGAAAAGGTACTAACCCAACTCTACCGCACTGTCCTGCCGGATGAAGCCAGCCGTGCCTACGATGCCCTGACGGAAGGCCAGAAAGCCGCAGCCCCACCCACCGTAAAGGAAAGCTGGTTGGCCCGCGCTACCCGGTTTATCCGAGGGGAGGGCGCGTTGGCGCTCCGAGGGTTGACGGAGCGCACCCGCGAGTTGGTACAAGGGGTGCTGACGGAAGCCGTGCGGGAGGGATTGGGCGTGCAAGAAGCCGCCGCTCGATTACGGCAGGAAGTGGCGCAGGTGAGCCGGGCGCGGGCGGTGCGGCTAGTGCGGTCAGAAATTGTCAGCGCCTCGAACTACGGCAGTTTGGCCGGGGCGGAATCTACCGGCTTGAAGCTGGATAAATATTGGGTAAATTCGGCAGGCGGTCGTACTAGACCGTCACACGTTGCCGCCGGTGGGCAGACGGTGGATTTGCAGGCTATGTTTGTGGTGGGTGGTTTTGCCGGACGCTTCCCGGGCGATCCTTTGCTACCGCCACAGGAACGCCTGAATTGCCGGTGCAGCCAAGGTTATAAGCCCAAGGAATAGCTACCTTAGACGCATGATAAAGACACTCTTTTCTGTTGAATTGTATTGCGCAGGAGTCGGCTCGCAAGTTTTACAGAAGCTGGTTTTAATGCCGTACCCTTTGCGCACTGGAGATGCGGCTCACATCACATTGGGAGAAGAGGGTGAGTACTACTTAACGGTTAGTGAAACTTCATTTGATATAACCAATATGGCGCTTTACGTCGGGCTTGGCGCCATAGAGGAAAACCTACCTGAGAATCACGAAAGCGGTGTCTTGTCTTTGATTAAGGCCGGCTGGGATAAAGTGTAACCCTATGCCCAACCGCTACCGCTATCCGTTGGTCTTGTTAACCCTGCGCAGTAACAAGCCCCTGAGCTTGCTGATCGGGCAGTTAGAGGTCGGTACGGAACTGGCGCTGGAGCGTTCCGACGGCACCGTGTGGGTGCAATTCAACCTGATTGGGTTGTCAGCCAACTAGCCGCCACACATAGCATTTCAACACCCTGGCCCATCCGGTCGGGGTGTTTTCGTTTCCAGCCGAGGGGTGCGGCCTGTTCACTCAACCAAACCGGGGCGGGCGTTACCGCCCTTGGGGGTGCAGGCGGGTAGGTTTGTCAACATGAAGCTGAGCCGCCCCTTATTCGAGGTCAAGGATATAGATGCCACTGGCCGCACCGTGCAATTTTACGGCAGCGCCTTTGGCAACGAGGACAGCGACGGAGACATTATCATGCCCGGCGCTTACACGAAAACCATCCTGGAAAACGGGCCGGGCTCCAAGTCGCCCCGCATCAAACACCTGCTCCAGCACAACCGCCGCGAAATCATCGGCAAGTTCACGGAGCTGGTGGAAGACACCAAAGGGCTGCTCTGTACTTCCATTATTGCCGACACCCAACAGGGCAACGATGCCCTGGCTTTGTACGAGCTGGACTTGTACGAGCATTCCGTAGGGTTTGAAACCATCAAATGGGAAGGCGACAACACCGACCCGGAAAACTACGTGCGCCGCCTCACGGAACTCAAACTCTGGGAGGTCAGCAGCGTCACCTGGGGCGCCAACGCCGATACCCCCTTAGTGGGGATTAAAAGCATGGAACTGGGCTTTGCCCGCGTCACGGAACGCAAGGCAAAGTTGACCCACGCGCTGCGCCACGGCAACATTTCCGATGATTTAGGACAGCGGCTAGCCGACGAGCTAGACGCGCTAGATACCGCCTACAAAGGACTGATTTCACTCCCTAGCGCTACCGCGAAGCCGGCTGAGGCCACTTCGACGCCAGAGGAGCCGAGCGGCGAGAAGGCACTAACTGAATTTCTCTCACTCGTAACCGCGTAAGGACGCATGTCAACCGAAACCAAAACCATTGAACAGGCTGCTGAGGAGCTGAAAGGCCACGTCAAGCAAGCCGCCGAAATCGCCGCCAAAGCCGCCGCTGAGGCTGCCGTATCGGATGTGAAAGGCACGGCCGAAGACGCCAAGAAGGCTGCTGAAGACTTCAAACTGGCTTCCGAGAAGTCCATCAAGGAAATCTCGGACCGCATTGACGAAATGGCCACCGCTGCCAAGCGTAGCAAGATGGCCGGGCAGGATTCGGACGAAGGCGCCGCTTCGGCCATGAAAGCCTTCACCGACAAAGCCACCGAGCTAAAAGCCGTGAAGCCAGGCTCTAAGAAGTCGGTTACTATTGAACTGGACGCCAAAGCCGCCGTAACCATCACGACTGGCAGCGTAACCACGCTCGGTGGCCCTGCTTCCGTAACAATGCTTCCGGGTATCGTGTCCGACCCACGCCGTCGGGGCCACATCCGCGCCTTCATGAACGTAGGCCAGATGGGCACAGGCTCAGCTACCTACTTGCAGCACACTGCTTCCCGCACCCGCGGCGCAGGCATGGTGGGTGAAGGCGGATTGAAACCCCAGTCGGACCTTGGCTTTATCACCAAGCGCCTGGATGCGAAGAAGATTGCCAACACCTTTAAAATCACGGAAGAGACAGTAGAAGACATTCCGCTGCTCATGTCCACGATTCAGCAGGAAGGCGTAGCCGATGTGGAATACATCGAAGACGATGAAATTCTGTTCGGCGACGGCACCGGCAATCACCTTGAAGGGGTGTACACGCAAGCCTCGGCCTTTACCGGCGGCGGCGTGAAAGCTGACTTCCCGAACGAATTCGACGTGTTGCGTGCCGCTGTCGCTCAGTTGGCGGTAGAGCACTTCCTGCCGACGCTCATTATCCTGAGCCCGATCGACGTGGCGAACATGGACCTGGAGAAAGGCGAAGACGGTCACTACCTCGTGCCCGCTGCTTTGTTTGGCACCACCATCCCCTCGATTTCCGGGGTGCGCATCGTGGAAAACACCGCCATGCCGGTAGGTGAGTTCTTGGTAGGTGACTTCGCAATGGGTGCTCAACTCTTCGACCGCACCGGTCTGAGTATTCGCATCTACGACCAGAACGAAGACGACGCCAAGCACAACTTGCTGCTGATTGTCATCGAGAAGCGCATTGCGCTGAAAGTAGGCTATCCGAAAGCGTTTGTAAAAGGGTCGTTCGACACGGCCAAGCCCCTGATTCTTCGCGCCTAACCGATGAGCAAGAAACTCGAAGCACTGAACCCCTTCTCTGGTGAGGAGGGGTTCGTTCACCGGGGCGACCGGTTTGAAACCAGCGAAGCCCGCGCTAGCCAGCTACTCAAAGCCGGGTTGGTGAAGGAAATCGAAGCTGGCGACGAAGTAAAGCCGAAGGAAAAACCGCAGGCCAGCATCGTCGGCAAGCCCAAGCCCGGCGAAACCCGGCAGACCAAGCCTGTAGGCCCCGACCTCGAAACCAAATAACCAATGCCCACCGTCAAGCGCCTTGCTCCTTTACCTAACTCGACCCCGCTGGCGGAACCCGTCACGGTGGCCGATGCGGTAGCGGAGTGGCGCTTGCCCGTGGACCTCACGGCGACAGACGAAGCCACGAAGGCCGAAATCCGGCTGATCGAACGCAAGCTCAAAGCCGCCCGTGAACTAGTAGAAAACCACGTCGGCGACTACTATGTAGGGGGTCAACGATTAGCCTACACGTTCCGGCTGGATGAATCCTACGCCGTGCCGGAAGGAGCCACGGTGGAAAGTGTGAGCGGGTTTTTCGCTGACCTGACTGCACTGGAAAGCTGGAGCTGGGAAGAGTACCGCAAAGGCATCTCCATTAACCGGGAATTGCCGCTGTGCGTGGCTGCCCGGCAAACCTACACGGTGGTGGTAGCCTTGCCGGGTTCGCTGACGCCGGATGCCTTGGTGGTGGAATCTATTCTTGAACTCGGGGGTGAATTCTACCGCAACCGCGAAACGTCGGCTTCTGCTGGTACTGTCCCGCGGGAACTGCCGGTAAGCTACCGGGTGAAGCTCGCGCCGCTGGTGCGTAAACCCGTGTTGTTCTAATGGGACGGCTGGCAGCGGGAAGCCTGAGCGAAACCATCACCTTGACCTTGCCCGGTCCAACCATTCCGGACGGGCGGGGTGGGCAGAAAGTTGGCCCAATCCCCGGCCTTTCCTACATCAGGGCTGCTCGGGTGCGGGTGCTGCGGGCCGCGGAAAAAGTACGCTACGGACTCGCGCTAAACGTGCAAGCCTGGGAGCTTACCACCCGCGCCACCCATCCGTTGGAAGCCGATCCTTTCACTAGTGCCCACCGGGGCCGAGTACGATGGAAAGCTGAAGAGGGGGCGGTGCAGTCGGTAGAGCCAGACGAACGCCGGGAGTACCTCACCATCCTGGTAACCAATCAAGTCGGCATCTAATGGCAGGCAATCGACTTACGGCGCGGGTAAACCTGAACACCGCTGGGCTTAAAGCTTTGCAACGACAGGTTCCGGATTTGGCCCAAAAGGCGGTAGATGCCACGGCCCTCTTTATCGAAAGCGGAGCCAAGGAGCTATCCCAGGTGGATACGGGTCGCCAGCGGGCCAGCATTGCTGCCACGCTGGGTATGCCCGGTACGCGGGCGCAGGTCGGGGTGTATGTGGATTACGCCATCTACAACGAATTCGGCAGTCGGGGTCGGCCCGCCCGGCCTTTCCTGTTTCCTGCTGCGGAAGCCGAACGTCAACGCTTTATCGAACGCCTGAAAGCCGTGTTTAGCGGCAAGCTCTAAATGAACCCCAAACGGCCGTTAGCCCTACGTGTGTACCAAGCCCTGACTGGGTTTCTCTTTAATGAAGAGGGCCGGGCGGTACCAGCGTACGAGCATGTGCCAGCGGACTACACAGGGGGTTCTTACGTGTTTTTGAGCCAATACACGGCCAGCGAACAACCGGCGGGTATCTGCCGGGCTGATCTGGGACCGGCGTGGCGCTGCACCCTTTTAACGGATGCACTGACTCGCTTCCCGACCGAAAGCCAGGCCAGCACCGACCCCGGCGACTACCTGAGCGAACAGGTGCAAACCCAACTCCGCACGCTCGCTGGGCAAGACCTCGGAATGGGGTTTGCCGTGGAGTCGGTCACGGTGGAACTCACAACTGGTTTTGGCGAGCTGCAAGGCGACGCCTACTGGCTGCACAACACCACCCGGTTTGCCTTTGTAGTGCGACAGGTGGGGAATTATTACTCGCTGCGAACCGCGCGAATTACCACCGATACCGCCTACCGCCTTAGCCAGGAAGCTGAACTGCGGCTGCTTGTCTGATTATTCATCTCTCTCTTCACTCTTTTGATCCCTTTGTCATGGCAAAGAATGTAGCTGGTAAAAATTTTGTTCTCATGGCCAATGGCAAGCCGTTTGGGTGTAGCCAAGACGTCAGCCTGTCAATTAGTACGACCTCAAGTGCGACCGTAGGGTGCCGAGAGGATGCGCAATCCACCGGCCCCGCCGGACTGGTATTCACCACCACTACCGTTACAGGGGCCAGTTGGTCGGTAACCCCCGGTGCCTTGTTCCGCTTCCCAGAGGACGCCGCGCAAGCCGCTACGATGGTGACGATACCACAATTGCAAATTCTGCAAATCCAAGGCGCTAAGCTGCCGTTTGTCTTTTCGTTTGACGATGATGATACCGGTTACTCTGCTACGTACTCTGGCACCGTTGTAATTACGGATTCTACACTGAATGCCCCGTTGGCTGATGAAGCTACTGGCGACTTCACCTTCACTGGCGATGGCAATCTAACCATTGTTGAAACCCTGCCTACGGCTTAATTCTCACAACCCCTGCTGGCAACGGTAGGGGTTTTTGGCTTTGCTATGCTCAACCAGTTCAAGCACACCGGCTACGTTACCCTCTCGGATGGTCGTCAGCTTCCTTATGCGTTCGGCCCCAACCAATCCGCTATTCTCTGTCAGTTGATGGGCTGGGAGTTCTGGGAGCACGAAGAAAAGGTACTACCCGCGCTGTACACGGTATCCCTGTACTCGCAGATCAGTACCAATCCGGAAGCCACGCCTGAACAAGTGGCAGAAGCGTTACAGCTAACCCGTCGCAGTCTTTTTAATAATCCCGTATTCGTGCAAAATTTCTACACGAGTTGCCTGCAATTCGGGGCGGAGCTTGACCGGGTGCCGTTTGAACTCACGGCGGCGGAAGTAGGGATGTATCAGCAAGCCGAGCCGACTGCCTTCCTGCCGGCTCTGACCCATTACGCGCAACTGCAAGCCGACCGGGTAGCCGTGGCGAGTGTGCGGCCGGTATCCGCGCCTGCTAAAAAAAAGAGGAGCCTAAAAAGCTAACCTGGGCCGATCAGCTCGACTACTGGCTCTCGGATGTGGGGGTAACCGAAGCCGAGTTGTGGCGCATGTCCTGGCTGGCTCTCGATGCCAGGTGTCGGGCAGCCGACCGGGCCAACTGGCAGCAATGGGAGCATACTCGGCTGCTGGTAGCGGCCTGGACCGGCCAGCGGCCCGCCCAAGTACTGGCCCTGCCGACCGACCGACCACCGAACGGTGCCAAGACAACCACTCCCGATCCGGAATGGATGGAGAAAATGCGCCAACGCGCCTTACAGCAGAACTAGCTTATGGAACCAGTTGCCTCTCTTCTGGCCGTTATTGGCGCTGATACTTCGGGCTTAACCGCAGATTTGGGTAAGGCCGAAGTGAGTTTGCGGCAGTTCGCTGCGGTCACTGAAAAGCAAGCGGGCAAAGCCAGTCAGGCATTCGCGGGCAACCTGAACGCAATGGGCCAAGCAGCCGGCGCAGCCGGGGGCAGTTTGGCCAGTCTCAACGTTGCAGCCGAACGGGCAGCCAACGGCGGGCTCAGCAACATGGACAAAGCTGCCGGCCGGTTTATTGACTCGGCAGGCAAGATGCGCAGTGCATCAGGGCAGTTCGTGTCGTTGGCTACGCAGGCCGCGGAAGCCGCGGGCAAGTTTGGGCAGGCGGGCACGAAGGCTGCGTTCGACCTGGATAAGCTCGCCAAGGCCGGCGATAGTTTAAAAAACCTCGGCCAAACCCTAACCGTGGGGGTTACGGCCCCGATTGTAGCCGCTGGGGTGCTGGCAGGTAAGTCAGCAATTGAGTTCGAATCGGCGTTTGCCGGGGTCAAGAAAACCCTGGACACCGCTGGATTAAGCGCCACGGAAACCACCACCGAATACGCTAAACTCTCAGCGGGCATCCGGGAGCTGGCTCAAACGATTCCCGCCACCACTACCGAAATAGCGGGCGTGGCGGAAGCGGCCGGCCAGCTGGGGATTAAGCGCGAGAGCGTGCTAGGCTTCACGAAAGTGATGATCGACCTCGGCAACAGCACCAACCTCGCTGCCGACCAAGCCGCTACTTCATTAGCTCGTCTGGCGAACATCACGGGATTGCCCCAAGATCAGTTTGAGAATCTAGGCAGTGCCATTGTGGCCCTGGGCAACAACTTCGCCACCACCGAGGCAGAGATTACCGAAATGGGCCTGCGTATTGCGGGCGCGGGTAAGCAAGTCGGGTTAAGTGAAGCGCAGGTCTTAGGCTTTGCTGCCGCTCTGTCTTCTGTTGGTATTGAAGCGGAAGCCGGCGGCACAGCCTTTAGCACCGTCCTGAAAAAAATTCAGGTCTCGGCTGAAACCGGCGGGAAAGACCTGGAAGGGTTTGCCCGCGTCGCGGGAGTGAGTGCCGCAGCCTTCAAGAAAGCATTTCAAACCGACGCCGCCGGCGCTACGATTTCCTTCATTGAAGGCCTGGGCAAGATCAAAGAACAAGGCGGCTCGACCATTCAGACGCTGGCGGGTCTTGATCTGGCAGATATTCGCGTGTCGGACTCGCTACTGCGTCTGTCCGGAGCGGGAGACCTAGCCCGCCGGTCAGTGCAGTTGGGCTCGGAAGCATTCAAAGAAAACACGGCGTTAGCCAAAGAAGCTGGCCAGCGGTACGAAACCACCGCTTCCCAGATTCAGCTGGCGAAAAACCGGCTAAATGATCTGGGTATCACGCTGGGTAATTCGCTCCTTCCTTTAACCAGAGGGCTCGCTTCCGCCGTGGGCACAGTTGCGGATCAGCTCAAAGCCATGTCGCCGGAAACCCTGCGCTTCGCCACTGGCCTGGCCGCCGCTGCTGCGGCGGTGGGGCCGCTGCTGGTGGGTATTGGTAGTTTGGGCGCCGCTATTCCGGCCTTAGTAACGGGGTTCGGCACCGTGGGCGCGGCCGTGGGGTTGGCCGCCGGCCCGCTGGCATTGGTGGTCGTGGCTGTGGCAGGGGCAACCGTAGCCATCATTGCGAATTGGGATAAAATCGTCAAGTATTTCGAAGGCCCTGACGGAAAAATATTTCAGGACCTAGGGCGCAGCGTATCGGAATCCGTCGGGCTTATCAAGGATGTGTTTTCCAGCCTCGGAGGATTAGGCAACCCATTCGCGGAGACTGGCGCGCTTATCGGCGAAACCATTCATGTGTTAGCCGTGGTTGTTACCGGCCTGCTTGATACGGTGGTCGGGGTAGTCCGTACGATTGACGGGCTGTTGACGGGGGATTGGGCGAAAGCCTGGGATGGAGCCAAACAATCGGTAGCCGGGGTGGCGGGGTTTGTAGCTGAGCTCTTTGGCTACGATTACGCCGCCCTGCGTAATAGTCTCAATATCCTGGGTGATAAACCCAGCGTTGGAATTGAGGGCGCCTCAGTACTTACCAATGAGTTTATTGCCCTTAATGCTGGTTTACAAGGCTTCTTACAGGTTGCAGAAGAGGTAAGCGGGCTCGCTGGTGGTGATCTGGCGGCTTCACTGGAGAAAGCAGGTAAAGCTGCGGCCGGGCTAACAGAGGCGCAGTCCAAAGCCCTGCAAAAACTCCGCGAGTCGTTGTCGCAGGCTGGTAGCCTTAGTAACGCATTAGGGCGGGACAAGGGGCTTGCCGCCATTGGTAGTGATTATGACTTTGTACAGGCTAAGATCAAAGCACTGGAGGAGTCTATTCCTGCGCTGGTCGCCGCTTTTGGCTCGCAGGCTGGGGTGGTGCGTAACACTGTATCCGAACTCTACCGGCTCAAAAACGCCTATGATGATCTGGGTACGATTGAGCTAAGGTTGCCGGCTGGTGTCTCATTGCCCAAGGTGGAGGTGCCGGAGTTTGCTTTCGAGACAGAGTTAAAAGTGCCGCCCCTCAATACGGCTGATTACGATAACAGCGTGGCGGTGTTTGAAGGTACGGCCCTGCGGATTGCCAACACCATCAGCAACCTGACGTTACCCGAGTTGCCGCCCCTTCCGGCGTTCGATACAACCGGACTGTCTTCGTCAGTGGATATGTCAATAGCCGAAATGCAACGGCTTTATGAGGCGCAGCTTGCGGCCGAATCCTTTACGGAGGGCTTAAACAATATCTTGGTAAATGGGCTAGCGGATATAGCGGCGGGGTTCGGTGAAGGCATTGGCAATATCCTGGCGGGAGCCGGCGGGCTCAACGACTTGGGTGCTATTGTGTTGGGTGCTTTAGGCGGGCTGGCTATTCAGGTAGGGCAGTTGGCAATTGCTACTGGTCTCGCGGTCGCTGGCATCAAGGCTGCCTTAGAAACCTTGAACCCGGTAGTTGCCATCGCCGGCGGTATCGCCCTTGTTGCCTTGGGAACAGCTGTAAAGGGGATAGCCAAGGGTATCGGCGGGAGCGGGCGGGCCCCCTCACTGCCAAGCTCCGCAAGTGCAGGTGGCACGGCGGCACCCAACCCCAACACCCGGCAGGCGCCCATCACAATTGATCTGAAGCTACAACCGGTAGAGTTGCGGCAGAAGGGACCAGATATGGCGGGAGTACTGGCTTTTGAAAGCTACCGTCAACGGCGGACGCAGTAGCGTGGCTAGCATATCTTGTATTTCACACCAACAATCACCAGTCTTTGCCTGCGCCTGTACTAGTCAGCGCCTTATTTAAAGAGGTAATAATTTCATCTGTCCTTGTATTTAATAACAATAAGATGCCTTTATAGTCTCTGGCGGCCTTTTGACGACTAGCCGGCGAGTCTTGTACGTTATTACCTAAGAAATTAATAGCTGAGCCTTGTTTATAGCGTTGGTAAAAGTCATCAAAACTAAAGTGTCTTGTTAGTATAACGCGACCTTGATAATAGGTCAGGTCGTCGTCTATTAAGAAATTGTATACCTGATATTTATAGCGCCCATCGCGAACCTCTATTTTAATTGTAAACTGATACTTAAACTCCTGCATGGCGACCAAGACGGCACCCGGATCGCGCACATAGGTAAATTTGGTGCGTCCGTCGCCCATTATTTTGCCCTCTGCCTTATCGTCTAACTGTAAAACAGCTTTACCACTGACAAAGGAATTTACCAGCCACTCGCGCGCCCGGCTGTATATCTCCTGCTTAGTCAAAGTAGAGTCTGTTTTAACAACACCCTCAAAGACTATCTTGCCGTCAACCGTGGGTAGTGTAATTTCGCGCGCCTGTGCCACAGGCATGGATTGCAACGGCATATCTCCAGGTTTATCCCCCAGGTAAATTGACTGTATATAGTAGCGCTTCTTCCCCCTGGCTATCGTTGCCCATCTGCCGCCTGACGCGACAACCTCTACTTGCTGATCTTTTATTAGATGCGCAACACTGCTTGACTCTTTAACGGTATCCGTTAGTGACGTGTAGATAGGGGCTGAGTATAAGGCATATTGCTTCCGGGGTGGCGCAACCTGAGCCGCTACACTCAAAGACGAGCATAAAGCAAGCAAGGATAGTATATTCTTCATAGGGCGGTGAAGATGCAAAACCTTTACCACTTTTTCGGCCTGTTCACTCAACCAAACCCTTTGACCCCGCCCCGCCCCCGCCCTGGCTGCGGGTAGCTTCGTTGCATGGCTATTGTTTTGCTGCGCACCGTCTCGGTCCAATCCCAACCCGGCGAGTGGGACCATACCTATACCCTGTATTCGGGAACCTACCAGAGCCCAGCGTATACCACCGAGTACGGAGCCAGCTACCGGTCAGAAGCGTTTGAGCTACTTGTAGGCGATATCGTGGAAGACGTGTGTGGTATTCCTCGAATAGGGGACACGTCCGGAACGCGGCACGTTACCCGGTATGCCGGCAACGGAGTGGTGAGTTATGATGCGCCAGAATACAACGCCACCAGCTGCCCCGCCGCGACCTGTGATGTGGTAGCTAACGGCGGATCGGCCCAGATTGTCCTGCCCACCACCCCCACGGCTTCGGATGGGTCGATTCGATTAACAGCTACTACCAGCCGCCCGCCGTTGCAGTTCCTGTTGACGGGAACCAACAATACCACGGGGCTGGCTTCGGGGCATTTCACGGGACTGCCGGTTGGAACTTACACGATTCGCATAGAAGACGCGGTGGGCTGTATTGCGCAGGCCGGACCATTTATCCTGATTTCCGATACGGGGTCGGGGCCGCGGTTCTGGCTGAAGTACACGGTTGAGCCCGACCTGATGGACCCGCAGCCCAACCGGTGGCTGCAAATCGGCTACTACTACAACTTCACCACCAGAGCAGCCGGGTATAGCTACGGTGATTATTCCCCAACCTACGAGCCCGACTACTCCCGCCCCACGAATGAGGTAGTGGATAGCTATTACCTGCCGGATAACGTGACCTTCCGGCGGGTGTACCACGACGGCAACGGCGGGTTGCTGTTTGATGATACGGTAGCAACTCCACCCGCGGGCGCGGGGCTGCGGTTCGTCAACATCATTCGCACCGACATCGACCAAGGTGGCAGTGATACGGGAAGGGTACTACTGGAAGCCAGCAACGACGGAGCCGGGGGTGTGATTACCTACGTTCGGGTGGCGACCAACGAACAGAACACGACTGGTTCGTTCAGTGGTCTTCCGGCCGGGCCGCACATTTTCCGGGCTACAGACCCGTCGGGCCAACTCGTAGAGGAAACCGTAACGATTGAGGACCGGTACCGGCTGCGCTGGCATCTGGTGGTAATCGGAAATTTTGCCGAGCCGGAAGAGGTGTTGATCTACGAACGGGATTACGACGGGGAGCCCGAGCGGGTGTGCGGGGATGGAGACAACGAAGCCATCACCCGGGCGTGGACCGGCCAAACCGACCCCGCCGCGGAACTACCGGAACTTGTTGGGCAAAGCGCAACTGTCGTACTGCGGAGCGATAATCCTTTAGCCTTTGAAGTGCTATCTACCGGCGACGACCGGCGGCACCGGGTGGATATTCGCAGCGGCATCAGTCAGAAGCTGGAGTTTCGCGGCTATGCCTCGCCGGATTTATTTCGAGTAGCGATTCACGAAGGACTCCCGGCGATTACGATCAACGCGTCCTGCGGCCTGGCTACCTTGCGCGATACCTTATTTCGCAACCACCTGGGGCAGAACATCACGGAATCCGGCCGGTGGCCTATTCTTCACACCCTCTTGCACTGCCTGTCTCGCTGTGATGTAAACCTGCCGCTCTACGTCGGAATCCAGCTGCGCGAACAACTACTAACAGCCAGCGAGGAAACCTTGGCCGCGATTGCGGCGGATCGGTCGGCCTACGGGGAAGAACCCGTTTTATCGGAAGTAGTGGAAGCGTTACTACGCCCTTTTAAAGCGGTGCTCTGGCAGGCCCGGGGCGCGTGGTGGGTGGCCTCGGAGCTTGATTTAGCCTTGCTGGATGAGGCGAAATGGACGCAGTACAGTCCGGCCGGAGAGGCGGAACCGGATGAGCTGCCTCCTCCGGCGGAAGGGCTGGATCTGTGGGCGATCAAATACCCTAACTTTCTTTCCACGGACCGGCATTTGGTGTGGATTTCCCCGGGAGCTGAACAAGCCACGGTGGCAGCAGCTAAAGTCGTGCAGGCGGTGGTGAAGTTTCAGCTGCGGGAAAACAACCTGCCCGGCGGGGATTTGCAGGACTGGAACCCCGCGGGAACGTTGCCCACTCCAGGCTGGAGTGGCGGGCCGGGCCTTCGGATTCGCGGTGAAAAGGCGGGTGAATATGCTTTACGACTCTACGGAGACGAGCTGCTAACGGCGGGCATGAGCACCTTCCCGGCCCCCAATTATTCACCCATTTTGCTTACGTTCAAAGCCCGCTCCCAACGCCCGGTGGCACCGCAGGGTGAACCAGCTGTGACCACAGAGTTCCGGATCGTAGTGCTCACGGATGGGCTGCCGGATGCGCAGGAATTATCGTTCGCTATTCCAGCCGGTGGGCCGGAAGCCAAGTTTCAGGAATACAGTGTGCTGCTGCCAAGCAACCGCACCGGCCAAAGCGTACGCCTGCGCCTTTCCACTCCTGGTAGTGGGTTTGGGCTCGATATTGCCTACCTGCGGCTGCAAATCCTGCCTGCTTTAGTGGAATGGCCGGAACAGGATCAGGTAACGGTTATTCGTCCGGATGGGGTACTAAAAGCCCCCGATGTATCCCTGGTACACGCTGACCTGCCCCGCTTAGCGCTGGCTCCCAACGAGTACGCCCCGGCGCAGGACATGGACGCGCTGGCGTGGCGGCACGCGCTTACCACCGTAGCCGGCAAACCCACCACCCTATGGAATAGACCCGGCGTGCGGCTAGCCGCTCCTCTACTCGAAACGGCGGCGCTGGATCGGTTGGAGCTACGGCAGTCGGCGCAACGCACTCTATCGGGTAGCTTACTGGGGTACGCGGGGGTAGGGGCTATGAGTTTTGGGCAGAAAGTAATCAGCCCGGACGCTCCGGGCAGACTACTATTGGTGGTGAGTTGTGAAGTACAACAGGTAACCGGCGTGGCCCGGTTGACCTTGCGGGCGATTGGAGCAGCACCGGACAACCCCCTGCCTGATGGAGCCCGGGTGACCACGGCGGGGATTGTGCGCTCCTTGCGTTCCGGTGTTATCCGGATTCGGCTACCTGCCTAGCGGCCTGTTCACTCAACCAAACCCCCGCCAGCGGCCCCGTCGCAGGACAGGGGGAGGGTAGTTTTGGTCATGGCAGACGCAACCCCCGCCCTTACCAGCACCATTGGGCAGATACCGCGCACCGTAAGCGCGCCGGCTGAACTATTCGGCTCTCTTTTCGAGGTGGAACTTACCCTCTCCGACGGCTCGAAAGCCAGCGCCAAAGTCGGCATGGGGGTTATCCTGCAAGCCGCGGGAATGGCCTTGCCCGGCCCCAACGACCGCCGCGACTTACGCAAGCACGTTCGTTGCTACAGTGTTGACACGGAAGGCTACCGGCCGGGAGACACCACCCTGGCTGGACTAACAACCGACTTGCTGTGTTTAGGCACTACCTGCACGATTGAGCTAGGAGAACAGACCGTAGACGAAACGTGGGTACTTCGCTACGATTCCACCGGCCCGCTGCAAGTCTATTTAGACGGGCGGTTTACCGGTCCCAAGATCACGGCCCGGTGGGTACGGCTGGTTGGGGAAGGCGGAGACGCCACCGCCACCGTCCCCAACGTCACGGAAACCCAATACGGCTTTCCTGCCGGTGGTCCGCAAACCTTCAGCTTCAACGAGTTTGCCAACAAGCTCCTAAGCCGGTACCAGTATCCTGGCTTCTCTTCCTTCACCATCCAAGACCAAGGCAGCCAGACCGTAGAAGTAGGTACTCTCTTTCCCGCTGGTTTCAAGTCGTTTAAATGGGCTATTAGCAACGCGAATAATCTGGCGGACAACGCCACGATTACCATAGTTGACGAAACAGGGGGCACAACACTCGTTGCCAACACCCCGAACGACGGTGTACAGTCGCTATCCACGGTAGCCTTTTCAGTGGCGAATGGATTAAGCCGCCGGTATCGGATATCTACCGCCAATGACAAAGGCGAAACGCTTGCTGCTTCCATTGACATCAACGGCTCCTACCGTCTTTTCTACGGCCCCACCTCAAGCCCCTCCACTACTTCTGCGCAAGCCAGGGGGTTGTTGGATAGCCGTTTGCTGGTTGCGGGCAATCAGTTTGTTCTTGACAGTGGCGTAAGCCAGCGCTTCTTTGAAGTCGAGGTGCCGCCTGGCAAGACGATTGTGAGCGTGGTAGACCTTGACAACCTCAACCAGGTCATTACCAGCGATTACGTGGCCTCTGCCTTGTCAGTGAATGACATCGGCGGTACGGCCCGCACCTACACGCGCTACGTGAAAACGCAGGCGGTGCCCTACTCTTCCAACCACCGTCACCAAATCACGCTTTCCTAGATGGCCAGCACGGAACTACAGCCCGGCGCGGGCCTTCGCATCCCCAACCCTACGCCTGTTGACGCGTGGTTCTGCAAACCGCAAGTCGGTGAAGAGCCCGCACAGCCCTACGCCAGCACCACTGAAGCCTGTCAGCTGGTACCCGGCGTGGTGCGCTACAACGGCTTGCGGGTTAATGTCAACAGTGTTATCTACCGCTGGTATGCCGACCTCTCGGACGCTGGCTTACTGCCGGAAACCACCGCTTCCGACGGCGGCCCCGGCACGGCTTATCCTGTCTTAATACGCCGGTATGAGGTTACCGCACAGGATATAGTCAACGGGGTCTTCACCAAACAACTAGAAGACGGCTACACGAGTGCCTTGGATGTATTGTTGCAAAGAGAAGATCAGGATGCCGCTGGTTCGCTCATCCATGATACCGTTGGCACAGGTGAACCCTTATCGTGGACGGTTGACGGCGCAGGTGTGCTGCGCATCCCGGGCTTAGCGGTAGGTAATATCATCCACGTCCGGCCGATTGGGCAGTTAGGGGCGGCGGGGGACGGCAGCAACTACAACGACAGTGAAGTACGGGGCTTAATAGCCGGGCACGAAGAACGGATTGACGAGCTGGAATCCGATATAGTAGACGCCGAAAACGAGTTAGTTGAGCACGACACCCGTTTAGACAGCCTTGAAACCAACTCCTTCCAACTCCTGCGGGCAGGGCAGCGGTTGGAGTTTCCGCACCCCGGCCAAAACAACCAGGTCGTTGTCAACCTGTTCAACAACGAGCCCTTCTACTGGCGGCCAGACCTGAACAACGGCAACGGGGAGTGGCAGTCGCTGAGTGTTGATTTCGTAACCGTGAAGGCCCCTGACTTGGTAACAGGGGCCACTAATATTGTTAATAAATCGGTACGCGAGTCGTTGATTCTACTCGCCAACCAGGACGCCAAACAAGTACTGCCGCGTATTGCCTTGCTCGGCAGCGGAGCCCCTACCCCGTACGTGAGCCTGGAAGAAGCCACCACTGTTCCGGCGGGGGGCACCTTGGTGCTGAACGCACTGGAGCTAACCTATAACACGGTCATTCCGTTCGGGCAGCGCTCTATCGTCGGGAATCTGACCCGCCTACGGGCTTTGGCGGGCGGGCAGCTTGTGTTTCAGATCGGCACCAAACACCTGGACCTGTCCATCGTTGGCCGGGCAGGCGAGAGCCTACCGACCATCCTGCATGGTACTACGCATATCGGCGGCACTTTATCCGGTGATGCAGAGGTGAACAATACGGTCACGTTGGCGGCTGGCCATGTTGCTACGCTTTCCGCTATTACCAAGCCCGCCAATTCCATTGACGTGCAGATTATCGTGGAAGTCGGGGCTTCGCTGACCTACGAAAGCCTGCAAGAAGGGATTGAGATTATCGACAAGAACGAGCAGCAAGGCGGCACCATTACCGAAAACACCACCGACTTCTACCACCCCAGTGTAGAAGCGCAAGCGTTCTACGGGTTCACGGTAGGAACCATTAAACAAGCCCTGGATAGGATTGGGGCAGTGGGCGGCGGGGGCACTGCACCGACCACACCTGGGCAGGTCGCCACCCCTACCGCTGCGGCAGGCAATGAGCAAGTGACACTTACCTGGGCGCCACCGGCTGCCAACGGGGCGGAGATTACCAGCTACACCGTGCGCTACCGGCCCACGGGGGCTATCTCCTATAGTGTATTCGGTACCACGGCCAATACGTTTACTACGGTTACGGGCCTCTCCAACGGCGTAGCGTACCAGTTCACGGTAGCCGCGACCAACAGCGCGGGCACCGGGGCAGCCTCCAACCCGACCACAGCTACACCTATGGCCGCCGGGCAAGGCCAGTGGGCCAATGCGGAAATCATTTCCAATGTACCAGGGCAAAGCAATGAGCAGACTTTCAGCCCGTTTGCTGATGTTGCACCGGCCGATATTGTTATAGACGAGCGGGTCGGCATCTGGCGGGCCGCCACCGGGCAAGTGGAAGTCCGGCAGCCGGGCGTGAACGACCAGGGTATTCCCGCCGGTATTGTTCCGGGCTACGGCCGGGGGCTGGGGCTGGGGCAGTTCTTTATCAATGAATGGCTGGCCGACCCGGCCAATGAGGGCAAGAAGCTGCTGTTTTTCCTCTCCGAACAGGAAGGTGCTATCAGCACCAATGGCGCCGGCACCGGCGAGTGGAATAGATCGCTCAAGCAGGCTTCGTTTGCGGACTGGGCCGCCTTCAAGGCCTGGATGCAAACCAACGGCAACGGCACGCCGGTAGTCAAATACGCCTTTGTTGGCCCCGCTGAACAGGATGCAGACGAGAACAACACGGATTTCTTAGCGCAGTACACGGCGCTGATGAACGAGTTCAAAGGCCAAGGCTTTTTCAACGCGGACACCCGTTTCACGGTGCCGATGCTTCAGCGCAACGCGGCTTCGTTCCCGAACGATGCCATGATCAACACGGCCCGTACCCAGTGGGCAGCGGCGCAGCCGTTCGGGCAGACGCTTTCGATTCCCGGTCCAGCCTATTACGACGACACGCACTTCACCACCGCCGCGCACAAGCAGCGGGAAATTATCTGGTATGCCAACAAGTTAGCCGATGGCGGCGCCTCGAATCCAACTCCGCAAAGCCCGACTATCACCAGCTTCGCGCCGCTGGCCGGCCAGCCGGGCGACGTGGTCACCGTAAGCGGAACCAACTTCACCCAGAGCATACTGAGCGCTAAGCTCGACACGCAGTCGGTGCTAGTCACGTACGTCAACGCCAACACCTTCACCTTCGTGGTGCCGGCCGTTGCGCAGCAGCAGTACCGCGTGGTGCGCGTCACGACTGCCGGCGGCACGGCAAACAGCGGCATTGGCTTTGTCTCCGCGCCGAAAGTGCTGCACGGCCCGCTGGACTTTACGCACGCTCATGCCGCCTGGCAGGAAGACGCCGCGCTGCCGTGGGAGCTCTACACGCCTGCCGCCCCCGACCCTAACACCGTGGCCGGACGTTCGGTGCATTATACGCAAGGCGTCGGCAGGTTGCGGCGCTTGCTCGTGGAATTCTCGCAGCCCAGCCGCTTGCTGGTGGCCGGCCCGCGTGATACAGAGCTGGGGGTAACACAGATTGATATCGTGGAAGTAGCGGGGGCAAACCTGGCCATCTATCCCACCTACGACCAGGCGGGGCCGCAGACAGTGCCCAGCTTAGATAGCCCGGTGTATACCTCGCAGGTGTTGCCGGCAGGGGTGTACCTGTTCACCTTCAGCAAGTTCGGGAATGACACGAAGGTTGTTTCGCACGACTTGTTTGCTGTTCGCGCCGTGTAACCCACCTCTCTCCCCTCCCCTCCTGAACTCTCTGCCATGCGCTCCGCTCAAGAACAACTCCTACACGATAATCCGCAACTCACCCCCGACGGGTTTAATCCGGATAAAATGCCCCTGCTCCGGGAAGAGGACGTGCCAGTATTGGGTACCCTGGCTGTTCTTCCAGCGCTGGCGACACCAGAAGGACAGGCGGCTATTCGGGCGGCGGTGGGGGATCTGCCCGGCAATCCGGTTGATGCCTACACCAAAGAAGAAGCGGATGACAAGTTTGCGCTGAAAGGCGCGGGCGGGGCTGCGGCTTCTTTCTTAGAACTGGTCGGCACTCCGGCTATCTGCGTGAAGGAAGTGCAGCTACCGGCGGCCACGCAGATCAGCGCCGTGCGGCTGGGGGACAATGCCGCTGGTGTCACATTCCAGGTTGATACGGCTACCCGCGTCGGCACCAGAGCGTACGGTGCCCCCAACCAAACACAGGCGCAGGCCAACGCGCTACTGGCGGCTCTGTCACCAGCGGACTACGAGAGCGGCGTGAGCCTGAGCGCACGGGTGGGGGCTGCCAATACTTTCGTCATGCGCGTGCAGGCCAGTCTCTCCCTCGCTTCGTCCGTGCTGCTGAGCACCGGCAACGTGTGTGACCTGTTGGTGTTTCCAGGTCAAATCGCCGGGGGCTTGCTGAAAAACGGCAATTTCGATACCGGCTACGCAGCCGACCGCACCACCGGCTGGGTAGGGGGGCTTACGTACGACGCCACCAACAAGGTGATGATCAGCACCAGCACCGGCGAGAAATACCTGGAGCAGAATATTCCCGCTGTCAAGAAAGGCGTGCGCTACCGGCTGGAAATCGAGGTGCAGAACCTGCCCGTCGGCACCCCGGCCACGGGCGGCATCTCGGTTCTGACCCTGCTTGACTACAACGACCCGATTACCAGCGGACCGGGCAAGTTCTATTTCGACTTCACCCCGACCCAGAATCTGGCTGGCAGCATCCTCTACGTGAAGTGCAGCGGCTTTATTGGCGCCATTAAGCGCGTGGAAATTCTACCTCTTCAGTTCTAAGTATATGCGCTACGCTCTTGTCTCCCAGCTAGACCAAACCGTGCACCGTTTCCTGGATGTGGTACCCGCCCGGTACGTGCCACCCCTCAACTATACACTAGTCAAGGAGGCCGACCTGCCGGCCGACTGGCAGCCATACGTGGTACCAGTCGATGAAGAACAGGCGCAACTCGCTTTCAAAGAAGCCTTGCTGGCGGATTTCATGGCCTTGCCGGTCGCGGTGCGGGCCGTGTTTCGCAGCGTGAAAACGCAGGTACTGGACTGTATCAACGACGGTGCCAACGATGAGGCCATTCATCTGATTCAAAACCTGGACTTGTCGGCCTATCCTGACCTGGAACCGGTGCGGCAAGGACTATTAGCCAAGTTCGCCTGATGCTGGTGCTTCCGACGTGGGCGGTACCGGCTTTCGCGCTGGTTTTTGTAGCCGCCGTGGGCCATCTGTATTTCAACTCTCGCCGCTAGCGATGAACGGCCGCAACCCCGCCCCTCTGCGCTCCTCTCAAGAACAACTTCTGCGTGCTCTGTAGCCCTTTCCCCGCCAGCCACCCTACACCCCCTCTTCCTCTCTCCTCATGGCTACCCTCCTCGAACAATTCGCCAAGATCAAAACCCTCGCCGACGCGCTGGCCTACACCTTCGATGAGAATGGAATGGTGCGTCCTGAGTTATTACATATCCTCTCTGCCAAAGACGCACCGCTGGTAGCTGAATGGATACTCAAGAACGTGCCACTAGGTACCGGGGTCAGCACACCGACTAATCCAACGCCCACCGCGCCGGTCGTGGTAGCACCTACCACCCCAACACCGACGGTGGCCCCAGCCGAACTACTGACCGACACCAGCTTTGCCAAGCCCTTCACCCTGACCGGCCGCAACACCAAGCGAGCAGAAGTGCAACTAGTGAAAGCACAGGTGTACACGGTAGACATTCCAGTGGAAAGCATCAAAGGGCCGGGCGTGTACTTCCAGTTCGTACGGCCGGATGGGTCGGGATTTGGCTACAAACCTTTGGTAGTAGGAGAAAACACCTTCCCAATAACTGCCGAAGCCACGGGATTATTCCGCTTTTCGGTCGAATCCAACTCCAGCACCGCTGTGATTGCCAAGGCCTCCCTCACCAAGAAAACCGCGTAAGATGCTGACTCCTTTCCCAAGCATACCCTTTGGCCGGCGGCTGCCAGGCGTTGGACAGCCTACCGTTCCTACCGCACCTACTGCGCCTACTTATTTCTTCAATCCCACCACCCGGGTACTGAGCTTTGCCGGTTCCGGCCCGCTGGAATTGAAGTATTTAGATGGCCCGTGGGGTCCGTACGCCACGGTACAAGTAGATGATCTGATTCACTTGGCCGATACCTGGCAAGCCCGCGTGCAAGCCAGCGGCACCACCCCGGCGAGTGCGCCAACCGGCAGCCCGTTTATTGACGCGAAGGTGGTAGTAACACCACCCGTTACCACCGGCAGCACGTTCAAGATTACCGCTACTGTTAGTGGTACGCCCACCAACGCTACCCTGACCAAAGCCGGACTGAAGTACAACAAGCGATTCGGGCTCTGTATCACGTCGGATGATGGCGGCAAGAGTGACGAAACCGTAGTGGAAGAAGTGTTGCTCGGAGGTGTTGCGGCCAATGGCAAGAGCTATTCCGGTGTTTCCTTTTCGGATGGCGCGGGTAAGCCGGTCTTTGCTGGCCATACATTCGCCATTACCACCAAAGTCAACGGCACCAACGGCCGGGATACGGAAGACAACCCACAGATTACGAGTTGGGCGCAGTTCGACCGCATGTTCAAGCGCCACCGGGGGTTTGGCGCCTCCAGCCATAGTGAAAACCACGGCCCGTTCAACAGTATTGCGGAAGCCACTGCCGATTTGCAGCGGGCACAAGTCACGTTTGAAAGCAAGTTAGGATTCCGGCCGCGCACCATGACCACGCCCGGTGGCTTCAACTACTACACCGGTGCCACATTCGAGCTGGCTGAAATGCTGTGGAATACGAGCGAAGGATTCGGGGGCGATGGCTCCCCCAACGCCGCGCCGTATCAGAGTGAAGTGCAGTACGGCGACCGGGTACGGTTGCCCCGGGCTACCAACCCTCAGCGATTGATCAGCAACCGCCGGTTCCTGCCGCATTTGATGAACTGGAATAGTGCGGATCAGCTCAGCTGGTACGACAATCAGGTAACGTACGCGCAACAGCAGTTCAACGCCGGGGAGCGGGTGGTATTCTCGATTGGCGACCACGGGCCAGGGGCCGGGCAAGCCGACAACTTCGAAGCCTTCCTGCGCTACGCGCTCAACCATCCCACCAACAGTGACGGGCAGGGGTTGGGTATCTACAACCTCCAAGAAGTAGCGGAATACGAGGAAGTAAAACGCCTCTGCCCGATCAGCGCCCCGGTTGTTTCCGGTAATACCGTTACCTGGACGATTGACCGTTCAGCCCTCCCCTCCTACAGCCGCTACCATGACCTATCGGTAGTAGTAAGTGGGGTAACCTTAACCAACGTCGTAGTAGAGGGAGCCGACGAGTTCAGCTACAATGCGAGCACAGGGCTGATTAACCTGCTCAAGCTCAATGCCCCAACACCGCCACCCACCCTGCCTACACCAGGAGTGGATGCTGATCCGTTCTTCGCCCTGTGGGATAGCGGCACCCGCCAATCGGGAGAACTACTCTATACCGGCAAAGACGTGTACGCGGTCAACAACGTGCGCGACGACGACTCGGACTCCAATTGGACTGACAACGACCTGCGCAAGACCTACGGCGGGGAAATGCGCCTGAAAAACAACGACGATAAGACCACCTATCGGATCGATACGCGCAAGTACCGCTTTAACCTGAATAAAATCCGGGTGTTTTCGCGGGACTGGAACAGCAAGATTACGTGGTACTACATCGCGCGGGGCAGTTTCGAGAAAACCCTACTCGGCGAAATTCAGCCCAACCAAGGCTGGGTGGAGTTCACGCTTCCGCAGGACACGCCGGTTACCTGGATTGTCGCGGTCTGTGATGCCTTCTTTGACGAACCCTCGGAAGTGGAGTTGTTCGGTACGTGGATTACGCCCCTTACTCCGACCGCCCCGGTACGCCGTAGCAAGCCCTTCAAGCAAATGCTAGGGGCTAACTCTTTCCCGTGGAATACACTGAAGTCGGATGATCCGTCATTGCTCTCGCCCGTCCTGATGGGATTGCAACGCATGTTTGGCCGCACCCGCGGGTATCATGACCGTTTTCGCGTGGAGCCGATTGAAGGCCAGTATATGCTTGGTCCCGGTTGGCATGAGGCCGGTAGCTTCAACACGGATACGTGGCTAGCTGGACTTAAGAGCCAAGGGCAGGAGGTGCTGCTAGTGCTGAAAAACGCCCCTGGCTGGATTCAAGAAACGTGGCCGGCGGATATGCGGACCACGGAACAGATGACCGTCAAATGGCAAGGTTCGTGGGCGGCTACGCTGGCCTACGCGGAAACGCCGGAAGCTCACAAGCACGGGGCGTTGTTGGTTGGCCAGGTGACGATGCGCTATGGCCGGGTAGTGGTAGATGAATCCCGAATCAAGGTGTATCAGGCACCGGGCGGCGGTTTCCCGACCAACAAGAAGCGCACCGGCCTGGACTTGCTCAACTGGATTGAGATCAACAACGAGTCCGATTCCGATTGGAGAGGCCGACAAGGGTATATGAACGGCCGGATGCGGGCCGCCCGTGCCTCTGCCTATTACGACGGACACAAAGGTACCCTAGGGCCGGATGCGGGCATTGTCAATATTGACCCAACCATGCGGCTGGCCCTCGATGGTTCGGCTACCGCTACTACAGAATTTCTACAAGGCATTCTGGACTGGTGCCGCGAACACCGGGGCTACAAGGCCAATGGCAAAGTAGACCTGCCGTTTCACGCGATTAAATATCACGCCTACGCCACGGACATTGGTATTACGCAAAGTGGTACGATTACGCGGGGCCGGGCACCGGAACCTGCGCAGTATGCCGCCAAATATCAGGAATTCGCGGATTTCGTGGCCGAAAAGATGGACCCCGAGCTTCTCCTTTTCATTGGCGAGTTTGGCTACGACTTAGGCCAGAGTACGCAGCGGGCCGCCCGCCCGATGGACGTGGCCGCGGCGGTGAACAACGTAATTCCACTGGCAACACTGGAAAATAACCAAGCCGACTGGATGGGTCGCACCGCGCTGGAAATGGACCGGGTAGGACTGGATGGACTGGAAATGTACATGATGGAGGATGCCAGTACACCACCTTCCCTGCACACACGCTACAGCTACTGCGGTATTATCAATGCCGACAAAACCAGACGGATGGCTGGTAATATGTACTACCAACTCAATCAACTGCTCGGCGAAATGGTGTATGAAAGCACCGAAAGCCTGGAACCACGCGTGACCATCTACAAGCATCCGGTTACGGGTGTACGGGCCAAAGTCGGCTGGGTACCCAAAGAAGAGGGAGCCACCGCTACCTACACCAGCACGGTACCGGCTAGTTTGAAATACCGGCTCAGCCAAACCACCACCACCCCGACGATTACGGAGGTACCGGCCGGCTCTTACGCCTGGCAGCTGACGGAGAAACCCCAGCTGCTCTTTCTCACCTCCGCCCCGGTACCCTATGTCGCCACCCCGCCGGAAGCGAGCCTAAACCAGAACAACGGGTATCTGCCAGCCGGGTATTCGGCTGACAAGCTAGTTGGTCCTGCCTTCGCCTAATCCCTCTTCCGCTCCTGTCTTAGACCCCGCTGCTATCCCCTGTGCCCTCTTCTATGCCCCCGCCCGATGTTATGCTGCAAGACCATGAACGCAAGATTATTCGCTTGGAAGCCAAAGTGGAAATGCTGGAAATCGATCAGCAGCGCTTAAAAGACGAGCTGGCAGTCTATCAGGCGGCCGTGATTGGGCAGAACAAGAAAACCGACGCCATTCTGGTGGCCTTGGTGGGAGACGACTCCATGAAAACCCGGGGCATGGTGCAGCGCATGGAGAGCTTGGAAGTGATTGCGGATTGGGCGAAAGAGCTGAAATGGAAAGTGATAGGCGGCTTTGTCGTGGCCGGGTGGGCGGCGGCCGTCATGCTGTGGGCGCTTGATAAAATCTTCAAATAATGTGGCCTTCTAATCGATCCCTGCTGTACCTGCTGCTGGCCTTGCTTGCTCTATTGACTCTTACCTGTCTACTCGCATGACCCTCCCCCTCTGGCTGAAAATCACGATAGGCGCGGCACTGCTAGGGCTGGCCTTGATCTTCTTCTGGCCCAAACCCCAGCCCGACGGCGTGCTGCTGACCAAGGCCCAACGCAAACGGGAACTGGCCTTAATCGACTCGCTCAACCACCGCTACCAGGTATTGGAAACGCAGTACGCGGGCCTGAAAGAACAGAACCGCGTGGACTCCATTGCCCTGAGTCAACGCAAGGACACCTACAATCAACTCGTCATCACCCATAAAGCCCAGACCGATGCCCACCAAGCTCTATCTCGTCCTGCTCAGCACGCTGCTAATGTTCGGCTGCTGGAAACCTACCCTGGCCCAATCAACTGCAAGCACTGCAACGACCCCCTCCCTAAGTGAAAAACAGGTAAGCAAGGTAGCCGACGGCCTGCGTAGTCAGCAGCAACTAGCACAGAAGGTAGATGAACTCTATGAAACCGTGCTGGAGCAAGACCGGAGGGTATTCGGCCTCAAAGCCACCATTGCCACCTGTGAGGAACAGAAAAAGACCGCGCAGGAATCCGGGCTCCGCAGCTGGAATATGTACGTGGATGCCAACACCGAAAATAAACTGCTCCGCAAGAAGATAGCCCACGCCACCGCGAAAGGACTCGGGTGGGTCTTATTCAGTACGGCTATGGGGCTGGTAGTGGGGAGGATGCTATGAGTATCTACGAGCTGCAAGCTTATCTGCGTAGCCCGTGGAGCCTGGTGGTGGGGCTGTCTTTGGCGGTGGTGGTGCTGAGTGTGTTGCTGTTTAGCAAGCTCTTCCGCCGCGACCCGCCGGGCTTGGTCTGGCGCACCTTCGCCAACGAAAACGGGGTGCCGAACTCCAACGCCATTGCCGTCTATACGGCGCTCTTTATCCTGGTGGTATCCTCTGTGATTGCCACCATTGTTCCCGCCCATGCTTTGCCGGATTCCTATGTAGGCGGCTGGTTTGGCGTGGCGGGAATAGGGATTGGGGCCGCGGCGTACGGCTACGTCCGCCGCCGCGGCAAGCCCGAGCTAACGACCGAAGAAGAAACGGACGGCGACGATTACGAACCCCCAACCAACCGACACGATGGGCCTCTTTAGCTTTCTTAACGCGGAGCTTCTTGCCACGACCGCGCAGGCACTCAAACAAGTAGCAACCAAAGCCGCCGTCGCGGTAACGCCCGGCCGGGATGTGAAGTACATTTTCGTCCACTGCACGGCCGGGCCGCCCAACCAAAGCACCCAGGAAATCAAGAACTACTGGGCCAGAAAGTACCCTACCTGGAAAGGCCGGCCGGGGTATCATATCATGGTCGATGCCGACGGCACCCGCCACCGCTTGCAGGAAGATTGGCTGTACACCAACGGCGTTGCGGGCTACAACTCCCACGCCCTGCACGTCTGCTACAAGGGCGGCCAAGGAGGAAAGGACACCCGCACCCCGGCCCAGAAACGGGAGCTGCTGCTCATCATTGCGCGCTGGAAGAAGATGTATCCCAACGCCAAAGTACTCGGCCACCGCGACGCGAGTCCGGACAAAAACAAGGACGGGCAGATTACGGCCGATGAATGGATTAAGACCTGCCCCAACTTCAACGCCATCCCTGAATACCAGCACCTCTAACCTCTCTCTCTGCTATGGAAACAACTTATTACCCTGGTCAACCCTTCCACCTGGATACAGCCGACGGCCCGCTGGTGGTGGTGCAATGCCTGGAACCCACTGGCTTTATTCGCATTTGGCACCCGGCCGCTGGGCTGGGGTTTCGGACTACGCCGGTTCGCTTACGTCCCTTCGCTCTCAATTAAAGCATACCATGAATTTCAACTATGAAGTGGCCTTCTGCGGCGCTTGCTGGGTAATTGGGGCTATGGCCCTTGCCATTGGCTTGCTTATCTGGCATTTCAGCAGCATAGCAGAAGAGCGCGAATGGGCGCACGGCCAACTGGTAAAAGCCCGATTTGGGCACCTCCCTTACAACAAAGGAGTGGCATCTCCTGAGTTGGAGCACAAGTATACCATCGTACGCACCGCCCCTATCCCAACACTCCGTCAGCTTTAATCTCACTCCTTACTTAACATACCATGCCTACTGTAAAAAAAGAAACCAAAAAGCTCGCCTATATCTTTCAGATTGTCGCGTTGCTCTTTCTGTTGATGGGGTGGTTAGTTGACCCCGCCTTCTATCCCGCCGCCGCTATTCCTGCTGTGTTGGCGCTGTTTATGTGGTGGTACGATGGCTCTATCAGCGTATAGTTATGCGCTACACCATCCCCCAAGGCCAGCACGAAGCCAAGCCGTCGGCCTCCTGCCTGCATTTCGGTAAAACCACCATGCGCCGAATGGTGCTCTTTACTGAGTCGTGCCGCTACACGCTGCCAGACTACAACAAGCTCGATGTGAACAAGCTTTTCGGCCTGTCCTTTGGGCTGTTAGCGGTGCATAAGAACTCGGCGCGGTTCGGCTGGTACTACGACCCCGCTGACGATACGATTGTACTCGTCGCCTATTGCTATGTTGATGGTAAGCGCAACCAAGACAGCCAGCTACGCTTTCCCGAAGTCGCCCGCCTGCAACTTGGTAAAGCGTACTACTGCTACCTGACGGTTGAAAAATCTCTGTATCGGTTTACCGTAACGGATGGCAACAACAGAGGTAGTATTGAAGTACCGCACGGCAAGCTGCCCAGCTATGGGTTGACGCACGGCCTTTATTTCGGTGGAACGCAGGTCGCTCCGCACCAGATGGAACTAGACCTGCTGGAGCAATGAGGCGGCGGTATAGGCTCGGCACGGGTTTCGCGTATTTTGGTAGGCGTTGATTTTGTGGATAACTAGTCTGATAGTCAGTTGTTTAAGTGGTTGGTGAGTACTATATTTATACTCAATCAACCCCTACTACTATGCCTGCTAAACTCGCCCGCCGCACCTTCAATAATCCATATACCTGCTTGAAAGATTGGCCGGAAGAGTGCGGGGTGCAGGCCGGGGACGACGGTCTAGTTATCGGCGGCGAAGAGGGCGCATACACCACCGCTTTCTTTGAGGCCTTTCCAACGTGTAACGGCGTCGGTACCTTCATTCGGGGTGAAGGGGCGACGGTTGAAGAGGCGGAAGCCAAGGCATTTGAGAAATTCGAGAAAGCCAACGCCTGCCTACACGACAAAGGGTGGGACCGAAAGGGCTATACCAATGGTGGCGCTTTCTGCAACGGGTGCGGTATGTTCAGCGGTAAAGTGCTTGAGCCGACCACCCGCTGCGTGGTGTGCGAAACACCCTGTAATTGGACAAGTGACAAGGAGGGAAACCCATACTGCAAAGAGCACGCTCACTTGATTCCACAGGAAATGAAGTCAAGGCTCAATATCATGTTTGAGGAAATGGAAAACTGCAAGCAAGCAAAGGCATCCTAAGATGAACACCATCTATCACTGGCTGCATACCTATATAACGGAAGACGTGGCCGTTGGCTTTAGTATCTTCTGTCTGTTCCTTTCGGCAGCGGCTGTGGCCTGGTCGGTGCTTAATCTTGGGAAGAAGACAAACAGGACACTTGCCCGGCCGCCGTCGGCCATGTGTACGCCGTGTGTACATATAGGCCCGATATGTACGAATAAAGCCATTTAGCGTACATATCCGTGTGGGTTCGTGTGGGCTTAGCCCCCCCTCTCTTCTTAGTATAGGAGAAAGCCTCGTATATTTACAATGAAGCAGGCCCGAAAGGGGGCCGTCAGTCGGTACCATACTTGCAAAGAATAGGTGCCACGGCTTGCAACCTGCTTCACCTCTCACATCCGAACGCCACGGCCGCCGGATCACACAACCCGAAAGGGAACGAATGAAACACCAGCCCCGTGCATGCGAAGGCTGGTGTTTTGCTGTTATCTTTGCACTGCACAAGCCGCTTAGCTACCGGCAAACACGGGTGCTCGGTTCACCCCAGCGCGTTATCCGTCAGGCAGGGGTGCTTGGACTTGCCCTGTAGTTACAACCCGGCAAGTGATACTCGATTGGGAGTATGCGCTGCCGGGTTTGTTTGTATATTAGCAGTATGGCGCGTTCGGTTAAGAAGAGCCCCTTTGTGGGTGTTACGACGGCGGTTTCTGAAAAGCAAGACAAGCGGTATGCCAACCGGGCCTACCGTCGGAAGATTCGCGTGCTGAGCAAACAAGATGATGCCCACCGCGAAGCCTACGAAGACGCCGGACCGTTGCTAGCCGATATACAAGACAACGACTGGCAGGATACCCGCAAGCACTGGGAGTATCCCGTCGTACGGGAAGTCTCCAACGTGTACATGTTCAGCAAAGATGGCCGGTGGCGCATTGACCCGGATAAGTATCCTGATTTAATGCGAAAATGAAGCAGGCCAGCGGGGAGTCGAACCCAACGCTTTCACGACCCGTTTGTTCGTGCGTTTCTTCCGGAATACTACTGGCCTGAAATTCTATGCGTGGCCTTCCCTTCTCATATTGTCTGCCAGGCTTGTAACGTAGTGGCGCACGGCGGCTTCTATAAAGGCCGCTTGATTAGGCCGCGACTCTATAAGAGTTGCCACGTCTTCAGCAAGGCGGAAATACTTTCGTTTTTTAACCACGCCCGACGCTTTCCGGCCGCCGGTTTTCGGCTGGCCTTTCGGACGGCCGGCGGTGTGGGTGGCAGGATTCTTAGAGCCGACGGGCCGGCCGGGTTTTCTTTTTTCGGTTTCTTCCATTATGTTAGCGCCTCAATCGGACCCCAGGTGAAGTATTAATCGGACCCGTCAGGGAATTGAAATAGACAGTGAGCAGTAGATTGCTCTAGCTTCAATCGGGCCGTGTGAGAAGCCGCCTGCTGTAGAGCAGGCGGCTTTTGCATTACAAGCTGTCTTCGTGACGTTCAGCAGCGACGTATTCGGCGCCGCTTTGCTTGATCAAGCGGTTGATGCCACCACTTAAGCGGCGCTCAATTTGTGCTACGCTTACTAATTCACAGAAGTAATAAGGAGCGCCCAGCTGCTCTACATACTCGGCATTGCCAAGTGCATTCATTTCGGCGGTGTAAAACGAGTCATCACGGCGAGTGTCACCGGCAAAATGAGCGGCAATGGTGGCGCGGTGCTGCGCCTGTGCCTCGGCAGTCAGCGCGAAGGTGGCGGTGCGGCCATTGTTGAAAGTTACTACGGCGGTGCTGGGGGTTTCCATAATAGCGTTGATGGTTTGTTTGGCGGCAGCCCAGGCCGATTTGAGGGCAGTAGAGAAACGCACCTTGTAGACCACCACGGCATCAGCAACTTTGGCAGCAGCATGGGCGGCGGTGAAGATGGCGGAGGCAGTAGTAGTAGACATGGCGGTAGTGCTTATTGGTGTTGGAGTGATACAAAGATGATTATTTAATTTGAAATTGGCAACAGTTACATATTAAATAAATATCAGGTGTAGAGAAAACCCTGCTCCTGCTCCAGAAACGGGGTTTGCAAAATCGAAATGCCAAAATTCTATACTTACGCATGACCTTGTCGTCGCCAGCAATACCACTGCCAAGGAGTGGTAAAATACCCAGTGCAGAGAAGGATACTACGGGTATAGGTGTGACGTAAGAAGGCGCGTTCGGCTAGTCGGTAGTGGGTGGGGCTCATGGTTAGGCGGCTTTATCGGGTTTCTGCTTACCGTACACGCGCTCAAATTCCCGCTGTACCAGCTCCTCTCCTACCTTGACGTAAATACGCTCGGTCATCGCTACGTTCTTATGCCCTAGTGCTTTACTGACTGCCGGCATACTCACCCCTTCGTCCAACCACAACCGGCCGGCAGTCTTGCGCCCGACGTGGGAGGTGATTTTCTGACTCATCCCGACAATACTGGCAACCTCTTTGAGCATCCGGTTATAGACCTGATTAGTGGGCACGGGCAAGGTTTCCCCGTACCGGGCTAACAGCGCTTCGGTGCGGTTGAGCACTGGGATAATCGCTTCCTGTCCCGTGCTGTGGGCGGTCTTTTGCCGGGTCATAATAATACAGCACCGCCCACCGCGTATCTGCGTGTCCTGTTTGGCGTTGAAGCGTTTTAAATCAGCATAGGCCAGGCCCGTATAACACTGAAACAGAAACACGTCCGCTACCTTGCGCAGCGCCTCGGAGACAAACGGATAGGTGGCCAGCAAATCTAATTCGGGCTTGGAGATAAACAACGGAGTGGCTGGCGGGGCGAACTTTAACGAGTAATCCGCCAGCGGGTTCTTTTTGGCGTGCTTGTGCTTGACACACCATTTCAGAAACTGCTTGACACTCTGCACGACTTTATTGGTGTAGTTCTGGGAGGCGGCGCGGTGAACCCGCATCCAATCCATAAACCGATCACACCAGCCTTCGTCAAATTCGTCCGGTGTTATATCCTTTTGCCCGGCCGATTCCAGAAAGGCCGCCAACCGTTTGCCGCGTAACTCCCCTTTGCCGAGCGAAGTCGCAGAGATTGTAATACCCACCAGTGGTTTGCGGCTCGCCTGCCAAAGCGCCCACGCGGCAATCATGCTGATCTGCACCTTGCCTTTCTCCATGTAGAGCCGCAGTAGCCGGTCGGCTGTAATATGCTCTTTAGCTCGTTCGAGATTTAGGTAGTGCTCATTAATGTCGTCCCGAATAGCGGTCAACTTAATGTTATTGGTTCGCGCTGCCCGACTGGTTCCTTTAACCGCCTGGGCGTTGGCGTCCCAATTCTTTTTCAGACAGGACACGTCAGTGGTGAACTTGCGCCGGGCCTTATCGACGGTAATCCGGCAGATAATGGAGCCGGGCTGATTGGTTCCCGCCGCCTCGGAGGGACGGAAAATAAAGCGGACACTCATGTAATGTTGCATAGAAAGTAGGAGAACGTGGATACTAACAAGAATAGTAAGTACACGCTTTTCTACTAAAATGATTGTCAAAGAGGCCCGGTTTTTTTGCGCCGGGCCTCCGAATTATTTACCGGGGCGCAGCCGGGGCCGCACCGAATAGCGGCTAGGCGGCTGTAAACCGCGTTTTTCGGGCCGTAGGGCAATAAAAAAGCCCCTGACCGATACGGGTCAGGGGCTGCTATAAAAGAAGGGTAGAGAGGATGGGATTAGACATGGATTCCTAACTAGTTCTTTTATAGCAGCTTACGACCAAGGAGTTTGTTTGCCGGGGCGCAAACGGGGCCTTAGTCGTTAGGACAGCCCAGCGGAACCTACGCGGCCAACCGCATCTGGTAGCGGACTAAGCCAGCTACTACCATGCGTTGGTGCGTGTAGGTTTCGACTGCTTCCGGGCTATCCAAATTAAAAGACCCGCCGAGCTTGGAGAGGTCGCCCCCGGTGCGGAGTATTTCAATCAGCAACGCCTTGTCAGCTTCCAAAGAACGGATACGTTCCAGTAGCTCCTGTTCGCGTTCTGTGGATTGCACGACGGTCATAACCGGATAAGCTGGCTTTGCCTTTGCTGTCACTTCGCCGCCGGTCTGCAAGTAGTCGGTGGATACGCCCAGCGCCCCGGCAATCTTGACTAAGGTGGAACGTCGGGGCTTGGCGGTAATACCCGTTTCGATTTCGTTCATGGAAGGCCGGGAAATGCCGCTTTCGTCGGCTAATTCGGCCTGGGTCATCCCGGCCGCGTCCCGCAGCCGCCGTACCCTGTCGGCAATTGATTCGGAAGTGCTCATCTTTGTTATCTTTTTCTTTGTGTTTGTTAACTTATTTGGCTACCTTTATTGTGTTACCAATAGGCAGGGGCATATATAGCCGCCGCACAAAGGTAGTTTTGTTAACAAACAAACCAAATTAAATAACAAACATGGGACGAAAAGCCAAATTAACCCCGCAAGAAAAGCTGGCTTACCACGGTCGGCTTGCTAACCTGGTGCTGCCTAGCAGCTACACCGAGGACGTGAATAAAGCCCTGCCGGAAAAGTCTCTGACGCGCATTCAGAACGCCCGCAAAGGCATTGTGCAGGACATGGAAGTATTGGAGGTGTTGGAGCGCATGAGCAACGAGGAAAGAGGGCGTCGGGCGGGCCTGCACCTGCAGGCTGCGTAACCATGCGCGTCTGTAGCTGTGGCTGCACGAAGTTGGAGAACCGGGAATTAGGCTTGTGTGCCTCGTGCAATCAGGCTAGGATAAAAGCGGAGCGGCCGGTAGTGGTGAAGGCGCGGAAAGAGATAGCCAAGGTTTCCGACAAACAGAAAGTGAAGTTGAAAGTGCGGGCCAACGGCTACCGGCAAGTGAAGGAGGATCAAGACCGCTGCGCCCACTGCGGTACTACCTACCGGCTCACTCCTAGCCACGTCCTAACGCAGAAACAATACCCTGCCCACCGGGCCAACCCGCGCAATATTATTCTCCTGTGCCAGCGAGAGCACGATTTATGGGAGCACAACAAGACCCTGTTTCGCGAATTGTGCCCCGATGTGTGGGTACTGAAAATGGAGATCATGCAGGAACTAGAACCTGCTTACTACCGACAATTCATTTCTAAGCACTTCACAATATGATAGTTCGCGCCCTACACCACATAAAGGCAGAAGACGCTTTAGCGAAACTCTTCAATGAGTACATGCGGTGTCTTTCCACTC